GCTATATCTTAATAGATAAAGTTAATTTAATAGATTCTACCTTACACGAGTACGCTTCTGGGTATACTGAGGAGGAAATTCAGGATTTATTTAGATTCTTTAAGAGTTTAGCTTTAAATTTAGCGTCCAGAGTTTCTTCAACAACTAGTGGTACTTTTGAGGCACAAGGTGGAAGTCGAATGGAGTATAGATATCATCCCAAGTTTGGAACTTTTGCCCAAGCTGCTGGAGGCCAATTTACAAGTATAGATATATTAAGATGATACGCGGAAGATTAGAATTATACAGAGAATCAGATTGTGGGCAGGAGGAGCTAGTATACTCTGAAGACAATATGATTGTAGATGGTGCAGGGGAAACGATTGCTTTTATGTTGACCATTCCTCCTGACGGGTATTCAACGGCTCCTGCAATTTACGATGCGTCAAATTTTTCAATTAGATCTTTATCTTTTGGCAAAGATCCTAGAGCTTATTTAGAAAATCTCCACGCATCTGCTGGGATACCTGCGGTTGGTAGGGAACGGGCTGGGTATGTTCTTTCGTCTGCATATTGGGGGGAAGTTGTTACTTCCACAACATCTGGATATAATGCTAACCCATATTTGCCGGAAGCCCCCTCTCCAATTGATACTAATTTAATTAAATTCTCTCAAGGGTTCTTTTCAACATCGGATTTACAGTACCCACATATGTTGGAGGGGCAAAATATTAATTTGGTTCCTTTTTATGGGTCGTTGCCTTCATCTTTATTTGGTGTGAATGTCTCTAGTTTACCTTTATCTTCTGTGCTTGCAATTGGATCCTATGCTTACGGACCATCAAGTGTCACAGATACAACATCATCTTTAGAAATTCAATATAGATACAATAACGGAACACCTTCCGGCATTTTAGTGGCATCCTCTATAATTTCTGCAACTGCTCTTAGTGCTACTTATAATTCATATGCTAGAAAAGCTATGGACCCAAGAGGATTCATACGAAGATCTCTTTCAGATAATACTGTTGCACAGCAACCAAATTCAGTAATGCTTTCAACAGTAAATTTATCTAGCAACTGTGAAATTAAAGTTAGACATTCAATAATAAAAGAAAACGCAGCGTTTATAGATCTTTATGGAGGTATTACTTCAATGGGGGTATGGGTATATGATTTAGAAAGAATGCTTGAAAATAATTATGTTCCTCCGTATAACTTTTTTTCTACTTATGTTTTAACAGCCCCTACTGACATAAATTTACCCGCCTCTGTTATTGATATTACAGGAAACATAAAATATAAATTATTTGCTAAAAAAGTATTTCAAACAAATATACTTAAATCTTCAGATTCTGGATCAAGTGCTGGAATTAGTAACTACCAAAATTTAACCATTAGTTGGACATTATATTTTATATAATTTAAAAGAAATGAAGTATATATTAATAGTATGAAAAATCAAGACACTTATTCCCCAAATGGGTACTTAGAAATATATAAACTTTATCCCTCAGGGAAGGAGGAAATGGTATTTTCAGAAAAAAATACAATTACTTCCGGTATGGGGATAGGGTTATCTCGAATGTTTTCTGCGTCTGCAAATCAGCCAATTACTGATTTTCAAATAAGATTTTTTCAAGTAGGATATGAAAGCCCAGACTACTCTGTCTCCACAAATAAATTAAGTAGTGCCTTAGAGATAAATGACTACGGGGCTTCTCCAGATGTCATCACCTCAACTTTAAATCAATACGCAGGCACAACCTTATTAACAAATAAGGCTTTTGTAGAAATTCCATTTAATTTAATAAAAAGAGTAAATAAGAATAGCGTTCAATTTTCTTTATTTTTAGGACAAAATACCGCGAATGATTTGCCTACTACATTGAAAGAAATCGGGCTATTTATGAAAAATCCATTGCAGTTAAGCCCGATTGCTCCAATTCTTGTAGCGTATAAAACTTTCCCGGAAATAGACAAAACCTCTGAATTCTCATTAATATTCAGATGGACTTTAACTTTCTAAGGTTGAATTATGCCGTCAGTATCAAACGATTTATATTTAGCTAGTGGCAATGTGGGAATCTTAAATTCTTGGACTCCTACTGTAACCAAGTTTGATAGTTCTACTTTTTATAATTGGGAACAAGATAATGAACCTATTTATGACTTAGAAGAAAGAACTGAATATTTGTGGGAACGGGTTGGATACCCAATAGCAAATGGGTTTTCTGGCATTCCCGGCAAGGCATTTGCTGTTTCCGCTGATGCCCCTTTCGCGGGGGAATCTAGTGGCGTTATATTTAAAAGTTTAAGTGCTGTAATAAATGTTCTGCCTAATCCAATCACTTACCCAATTATTATTGAAGTAGCTAGTTGGGGCAATCTAGGTGAATTATGTTTAAAAAATGTAAAGGTAGATAAAGGTTGCAATGGGGCAGGGCTAGAAATTGTAAATATTAATCACGGAAGAAATTATAAGTTTGATGCCCCTATTTCTTATTTTGGTGGTGCAACAGATAGTCATGCAGGTCCGGTTGGGGGCGCGGCATCTTCAGTTTTATTTAGAATTAGAAATGCACAGTCTTTTATTACGGGCGCAGTTACAACTAGTAATACTCCCTATTTTGCCGACTCTAGGAGTATTTATAATAATAGAGCGTATAGTATTCGTGTTGCTTATGGAACTGCCGTATCAGGCAACAATGCATCTTATTTGGATGTTCGTGTAGACGGATCAGCCTACCATGCGGATTCGTCGGGGTTTAGAGCAAGTTTAAATAGTACACTTGGCGGTGCGGGGGGTGTATACACTAGTTTACGGGAACCAGCAATATCAACATTTGATATATCTACAGTGGATGCCGATGGCACCACGCTTTTAAGTAGGGAAGCTAAAGGCACGGGGGACTATCACCAAATTTTCTACTACGGAAATTATTTAAAAAATATAAAAGTAGAAAACTGTACAGGCCCAATTTACATAAGAAATTTCTGTGTTGACGGTGGATCTGATGATCGAGCAGGCACAGTAACACAAACTGAAGATTACGGATTTGAAATAACAAATTCTGATGTGGTTTTGGAAAATAGTTTTGCTTTGCGTTGTAAAAAGGCTGGCTTTAAATTCCAAAATTCAAACATTGCAATTCGTAGAGGAATATTAGCATATAGAAATTATGAAGTTAGCAACGGCGGTCAAGGAAGATATGCCGACAAAAAATCTTATGGAATACTCGCAGAAAATAGTGTTCTTGACATTCAACCAACTTCATTTGATTCAGGGTTAAGTTCCGTTGATGGTGTAGATTTAGCTTTCCAAACTTCTCACAATGCTGTAGGGCTATCTCTAATTAATTCTAAACTTAAAGGAGGAACTGCTGCTAGTGGGCCAACTTTGATAAACAAAGAAGCCACCGTAGTTCATTCATTCTTTAATACTTCTTGTGGTATAGAATTGATAAATTCAGAATATGACCATAATGGAATTACCGAAGTATTTAACAATTACATAGGAATGGAAACAGTGAATTCCAATGTTAAACTGCCCATGTTTGTATGTGAGTTTAATAAACATTATGGTTTAAAATCAGATGGGTCTGTAATTGTTTTAAATCCAAAACTAGTTAAAGTAACTGCAAACTCTGTGTATTCGAGTTCTGGTTTCGGTAGCTATACACAATTTACCTTGTTTAAAAATGGACAAAATTTATACGCAAATAACTCATTGATCACATTCCCAGAAGAAAATTCGATACCTGACAAGTTTGGCATATTTACAGCAACCCAACCTATTTTGGTTGATGAGACAACAACTACTGTTCCATCGATAAATATTAATAATTCAACAGTTAAACTTGCACATGCATTCATAACTAGTCATCAAGATATCTTTCAAAATACGAATGCCTTGTTTGGTGCATGCATCCATGCGGACAATAATTCGAATGTGAAGATACAAGGATCCAAATCAGGTCCAAATATTTTATTAGGGTTTGGATCAGACACTGTTGGAAATGTAGCTGCTGTACATGTTAATAAAAATTCTTCAATTGAATTTAATGGACCTACATTAATAGGTGAAACCGGAGTCGATGTTTTAGCAGAGAATAATTCTGTTGTTAAATTTGCTCCCCATACAAATTCAAATGGCAACCTAGATGTTTCTGGTTGGAATCTAGTAGATAACAAAAATCATACAAAAGTTGAATTGCATGCAATTAGAGCTTGTTTAATTGCGGATAATAAATCTCAAATAATTATGGAACATTTAGGCGATTTCCATGATACATGGGGGGCATACTCAAGTAGTGTAGATTATAATTTCAACAATGCTTTGGTTACTTCTGCATACACATCCAAGGGGTATATGCAGTTCTTCACTAACGGACAATACAATGAGGCTATTACAGCTAGTGCAGGGAGATATAACTTACCCGCCATTTCTTACAACACCACTAACGGATACTTCCTTGTAGATCCATACAGCACCAACCCAACCACAAATGCCGAAGAACATCTTAAATATTCTACCGGAGGTATGTGTGTTAGAGCACTTCACGGAAGTGATGTAAAGGTATTCAATGTACATTTCCCCGCAGGCTGGGCACAAGCTGATGGTATTTGGTATGATGCATCTGCAACAAATTGCGAAATGTTGCGTATATGGAATATTTGTGATGATTCCACATTTGAAGCTGCTTATTGTTCTGTAAGTAGCGTCTACCCCTCACTGGCCGGGTATAGAGGCCCTTCAGCCGTTTGGTTGTCAGGAACAGGACAAACCGCTAATACCTATCCAAGCTCAACGCCAGATACAGGAACTTTGGCTACTTTAGATTTCTATGGAACTTCTGGTTCAAAAGCCGGAACTAATTATGGACCATTTAGATTGTATTTCTCACCAAATAGTAGAGCTAAGTTCTTGACCACTTCAGCCTCCAATGGTGTGGATCAAGGTGTTCCATATCAAGTTTTAGCACAAGGCTATAATCCCTCTGGGGCGTGTAGCGCAGTTGGGGCTTCTGCCGTATCTAGTCTGTATGCTGATATAACCTCCGCACAGTTCTATTTTGTTTCAGCCATGTTGGATCCAAGCTACTTTAACAGAATTAGACTTGATGAATCTGCTGCCAATACTTGGGCTAATGCCAAACATAATGGAATAGCAAAATCAGGAAGGTTTAAGTTGGTAACATTGTATAGAGCTACTGCATCAACTGAACCCGGATCCCAAGCGTTTACTGCAACTACTGCTAAGTATGGACAAGGGCTAAGATCTGCCGAAATATTTGATTTAAGGAGAAGTAACTAATGTCTGGTTTTTTGCCAAGTAACTATAAGTTTGTTGACCCTATTCGTTATTTTAAGGAAAACGATCCTTACTATTGGGAAGTAGATAATATCCCACTAAAACAATTACAAGAAAATTGCTTGTGGTTGAAGGATCAGTTACAATTAAATGTTATTTCAGAAGGGATAAACAGAGAAGATTTTAATGAATTAAAACCTTATGTAACTGGATCCGATAATGTCTTGCGCGTGAAGGCAGGTAGATTTACAGCTAGAATAAATGATGCATATAATAAATCTCCTATTCAAAAACTAGAACTCATTACAGGCACGGGATTAAATTCATTGGTTGGGGCGAGTATTGGTTCTACATTTACTCCATCTAGATACAGAACTTTGACGGGGGCTGAATATGCAACTACCTTATTTACAGCGTTGCAAGAGTACAGCACATCTGCATTCAACCTAAATGGATTGACCGAAAGAGTTTTATCTTGGCCTTACACAAACCCAAACAACATAGGGCCAACAGTAACCATTAGCAACAATACCCCAAGCTTCCCAGAAGGGCAATGGCCTGTGTTGTCAGCCCGGTCGTTCTTCAATCAAATATTAAGCACAGACAACTTGCAAGCTTTATCAGTTGAGTTTTGCAGACAATTTAGAGGAGTGGCTAGAACCGCTGTAGTAGATGTTCCTGAAGAACTCACTCTTCAAATTCCTGAATTTGATGCTCAAGATTTTTTCGTATTGACTTCTGATGGCTCCCCAATTTACATCCCAGAAGGACAACTAGAATATCGAATTGATTTAGCTTTTATTTATAGTAAACCAATAGATACCTCTTCTAGTTACATTCAAGAATACACAGGTCAATTACCTAGAGAAATAACAAAACCAACTCTAGGTATTTTAAGAGGTGCTGGAGTTGGTTTAAAGAATAGAGAAAATTTAAATCAATCAACATCCCCATTTACAAATAATAGTTTGATCGCTGCTGATGGAAAATCTAGTATAATGGCTCATGCTGCGGATAAAGCAGTTATTACAAATGGCTTCCAATCAGCGCAAATAGACATTCATGGATCGTTCCCAAGCCCAGACGATTTGATGAATTTGGCTCCTGTAATTTCGGAAAAATTATCAGACTCAGATCCAAGATTAGTAGGTCAATCAATACTTCCTATTGCGTATATTGTGGTTAGAAAAAACCCAACTTTTGCAGCAGGAGTCTCTGTTGTTAACGAATCAGATATTTTGGACATACGCCCATTCTTCCGTACAACTGAATTAACTTATAATGAACGCGCTGGTATTGCTGCTGCCATACCATCACCGTCCTTGGCTAATCCTGTTGCTACGAAATATGTAGTAGAAAATGCAGTTCAAAATATCAAGACTTATGTGGATTCTAATTTTGAACCCAAAATAATAAATCAACCAAGACGGCCTTTAGTTCTAGCTGGGGGTGTTATTCAAGGGGGGTCTTTGTTTGGGCCTGAAGGCATTTTGGTGGCATTAGACCCGTCCATGGATTTAGGATATGCTGTGACTCAATATCCCGGATGGGATTTTGCGAGATGGTGGACAGACTCCACTGTTGCAAATAGGGGTGGTGGAAATGCACCAAAGGGAACAAAAAGAGCGGATTGGCTGGATTATGTAAAAGTTACTTCTACTGAAGAGTATGGAGTCACCGTAGCACCTAGACAAGGTGCTTTTACTGGGAATGATTTTACTGGATTTACTAGATATGCTATTAGAGGAGCAGTTTGTAGAAGAACAATAAGAGTTCCAAAAAATACGATACCTTCTGGGTATCAAAGAATTTCTTTAATTCCTAATTATAAATATTGCGCCCCTCGGGTTGTTACAGGGCAAGATGATGATAGATCAACATATCATCAATTTTGTGGATTATATACGGAAAGAAAAGAAACTGCAACAGATATATATTTTATAATATATTCTTTTACTAGCCAAAATTCTTATTTGGATGGTGCCGCAGATCATGTACCTTGGGCAGATAGCAGAGAGGCAGAAGGAATAAATAACTACTTAGTTCAATCTAACAGCATGAGATTGTTGCAAGAAACTGACGAGAGTGGTTTTGATAATAACGGGGAGTCTGTTCTTTCTTACGGTGGTTGCACATACCCCACCGTTGAATTTACAATAGTTGGATACCCTTCTGGGTTTTATTCAGTAGATGGAAGAAATAATACCGCAGAAAACGCCGAATTAGTTATATCTTTAAATAATGTATGATGATTAAACATGGCAATAATCGATCCATTAGATCCGTGCTTATTGTTTTATCCGGGTGAATTGCCAGAGGATGTAGCTAATCGTATTGATGGTGGAGTAATTACGGTTCCAAATGGAACTAGAGCTAACGCGGATCCAATTGATCCTGTGATTTGGGAAGAGCCTCGTATACCCCCACGACCGCCAATAGATCCGGGGGAGCCTACTGGACCCGGAGGCCCCGGTGGTCCCGGTGGTCCCGGAGATGATGATGGCCCGGGGGATCCCGGTGGTCCTGATGGCCCGGGGGATCCCGGTGGTCCTGATGGCCCGGGAGATCCCGGTGGTCCTGATGGCCCGGGAGATCCAGAGGGTCCGGGTGGGCCAATAGATGATGGTGGGGATGATGACGGACCCCCAACAGTTATAAAATGGAAATGCGAGACAATTACACACTATATTGATGGATTTGGCGGGACTGTAACTGTAGTTAGAAAAGTTTGTACTTCTACTACAGATGCTAACGCCCCATTCAACACATTATCGGAATGTGTAGCCGAATGTCAGTCTGTAACAGTATTAGATGAAGGGGAAACTCAAACACCAACAGAAACAGAACCAGAACCTCCGGGGGAAGGTGGAAATACCCCTGATGAAAATGATGATGGCCCGGGTGGGGAAATTATAATAATCCCCGGGGGGCCTCAAACTCCGATAGAACCAGAGGACCCGGATACTGAATATGATGAGGGGGAAATCACTTACTCCGCAGATGCTGTAGCTACATTACCAAATTATTTCCCTACAGTAGACACAACACAAACAACAGAATTTTTGGAGCAAGGCAACCAAACCACAATCTTTGCATCCTTGCAAGCTCCAACTATTAACTATTTAATCAGACAACCTCCCGTTGGATCAATCAAAGCAATTAATGAAAAATTAAAAAAACTTAATCCTAACAAAATAAAAGATTCAGTATCTAAAAATTTTGCTGATATTATTTATAATTTGGTTGAGCCTGATGGTCGAAGAGTGCCGGATTCTAGAATAAGCACTTCCTTGCAAATGTATTTATTACAAGGAAAAGCTAGAAAAATAAATACTAGTTATTTACTAAAACTACAAATAAGAGCAATTCTTGGGCAAGCAACTACTACCACAAGATTTATAAATTACATTGATTCCAGATATTCTCCCAACCAAATAAATCCTTTAGTTAATCGTGTGTTGAATATGGGAAGATTGAACGCTACCAGAACAACGCAAAGGTCTATTACTCCAAACAGCCAAAGAGGAGTTGCTAGAGCATTACAAAGTGCTAAATCTTTGGATTATAGAAGGTATACCGACGCTAAATCAGAGCACTTGAAATTGTGGAACATTCTACCTGAAGATATTTATGCACGAATTACGGTTGCGGATCAAGATGGAAATACAAGTAGATTAAATGTTAAAAATGATTTATCCCTCCTAGCCACAGCTAGCGGAAGTCAACCAATTAGAGTTCCCATAAACAATTACTTATTTAATATTTATGTAGATACTGCATCAGGCACGGTAACTGTTCCCGCAGATTCTGAATTAGACAGAGCCGTAACTTTAAATAACAAAGTAGAGCAAGCGTGTTTGTTTGATTCAGGTGTGGAAAAAGAGTATGTATTAAAAGTAACATCTCCGTCTGATTTAAATATAGAATTGACTTATGATGTTTCTGCACCGCGTCCAAATCATTATGTCTTAATTTTAGATGCATCTACAATACAAGATGCGGAAGTTAAAAAATCTCCATTCGTTAGGACATCTCTTGCTAATTACAGATTGGAAACAAATGCATCTACGATTCAAGATGCGCTTAAATTTAGAATTTATCCATGGCAAGTAATGCCTGTGTATCATGACGATCCATTATTGGCGCATTTTACAACCAGTTCTACTTATCAAGTTGAATTTAATGACTTTAGTTTAGAGGAATTTGGTGATGATATAAGTGGACCAATATTCATAAGAAGAATACCAAAAGCTATTTTAGTATTACCTACGGACAGATATGATTATTTAATCTACAATGGGCAATCTCGCCTAGATGATTGGAATGTAAGATCATTAAATTTTGTTTTAAGTCCTGATCCTAACTATTATGATGTAGGACTTAGGTCTAGTTGGACTAAAATTAATTTAGCATATCCAAACACAGACATAGAAAATAATATTTCTGAACATGGGATATTTGCAACATACGAAACTTCAGTTCCAATAATAAATAATACTTATGTAAATCAAGTTGAACCCACTCGAACAGAAAATGGATTTAGGGTGGCGGTAAAAGTAGCATCTGGATTAAATGATGCTTATAATACTAATAATGGAATTCTATGGTCTGATGTTTATTCTAGGTTAACTGAACAACAATATAAGACTCATAAATTAAATATATCCGATAGAATGTTAGAAAAATTAAGAAAAGGGGAAAAGACTGGGTCCCGGTTAGTTCATGATAAAGGTCAGTTTTTATTAACTAGATTAACTGGATTAAAACAAAATAAAACTAATCCATTCCCCATTTATTTAACTAGAGAATAAAATGCCTAAAATAATAACTGAAAATCAAGTAAATCAAACAGGGGGATATATCCCTGTTCCAACGGTAACAGGAACTGTTTTTTCTGGATTTACTACAGTAATGAATGGATTAAGTAGATATACTCATCCTGTACTAGGAGATTGCCAGCCTACAATACCTCCTCCATTTTTTTCAGTTAATGTAGGTGGTGTCCCTATTCATTATGGATCTGCCCCATTAAATTGTGGGGTTGCTAATGTCGGAATTGGGGAAGTTTATTGTTATGAAAGAGTGCCCGATTCTAGCTTACCTTTATTTTTTATACTATTCCCTATTGGTGGGGGTGGTTCAAATTATACTCCACCTTCCCTTGATACTGGAACTCCTCCATATTTGGGTGGAGGGGATGAGGATGATAATACGCAAGGGGGAGCGGATAACCCTAACTCTGATTATGCCCCAGTCATAAAATAAAAAATAATTAAAAAAATCTTATATTAAGCTTTTTTAGGTCTAAATAAGAATAGGGATGTATTCCCACAAAGGATTTAATATTATGAAACACTTAAATATCTCAGATGAAGCGATGAAGATAATTCTCGAAAACTCAGCTTGGGGCCAGTTTGGACTCAAGGTTGATGAAGCCAAGCAGCCAATAAATGAAGAATCCGAAGAGGTTTCTGAAGAGGCTGACGAGCATGTTTGCCCTCTATGCCAATCACACCTCCAAGAGGCCATAAGTGATGAGGCTTTGATGGAGCATACCGCCAATGTCCTCGAAGCAGTTAACGCTGCTACCCTCAATGAAGAAGAGGAAGAGGAAGATGGCGAAGAGCTTTATGAAGAAGAAAAAGATGAAGATGAGGATGAAGATGAGGATGAAGATGAGGATGAAGATGAAGACCTCGAAGAAGGTAAAATGCCACCTCAGCTAATGAAAGCAATGAAAAAGAAAAAAGGCATGATGAAGAAGAAGTGAGTCTAAACTCACATCTATTAAACTTGCTGGTAGCAAGAAAGGTGTAACTATGGATTCACTAAATCGTATATTTAATTCAATTAATGAAGCTAAAAAAGCCAAGGCTAAATCTAAAAAAGGAATGGTAGGCGAAACACCAAAAGGTGCGGCCAATCGGTACGACCATGATTCTTTTGGGATGAAGGCTGAATCTTCCCACATGGGCAAGAAAAAGAAGAAAAAGCTAATAGGTAATCAGCATAAGTTAGATCAAGACAAAGACGGAACATTGACTAAAAAAGATTTTAAAATGTTGCGTGGAGAGTCCTCCGAAATCGTAACTGTTCTATCTATCCTAAAAGAAGCCTATCAAGATGAGCTTATTTCAGAAGAGGCTTTCTTAGCTATAGCTGATCCAATCATGCGTTCTTTGATGGAAGGTAGATCAGTAACTTTCCCTGATACATCTGAAATGGAAGAACTAGATGATGCGGAAGAAGAAGCCGCAAAAGCTACAGAAGCAAAAAGAAAAAAGATGAAACGCCGCAAGTGATGAGGATAATTAAATGACGAAACAATTTTCTATTGGTGATTTTGCAATGTCACTCATTGAACAAAATAAAGATGAGTACAAGAAAAGTGTCTCTAATGGATTACCTGTTTCAGTAGCTCCAGATCCTCACGCGCCTGACTTTTCCAAGATACGGGTAGACGAAGATACAGTTACAGATATTTTTGCTAAATCCTTTGGTATCAAGAAGAAGGCTGTTGAAAAGAAGCCTGTGGTGGAAAAACGGGTGCCTGCGCGAGTGGTTAGAGAAAACAAGAAATCTCCTGAACAACTAATAGCTGAATTTGAACAAGTTTTAGTTCAAGCTAGAGGATTGATTCAGGAGATGACCACTTGTGGAATGCTTGGCGTTAATATGGCTGGCCCAACTAAGAAGAAAAAATTAAAGAAGAAGTGGAAGTATTGATATGAATACTTATCAAAGAATATACGATCTCTTAACAGAAGCCAAAAAGGGGAAAAAAGTAAATCCTTGGGCGGTATGTACATCTTCTGTTGGTCGAGGGGATAAAGATAAATATGAACGCTGTGTAATGGATGTAAAAAAGAAACATGGGGTAAAGGAAAACAAATCATGAGAATAATTGACTTATTGCAAGAATCTCGATTTGGTGGTGGCAGAGGTTCAGACACAGGAAGACAAGTATTCTCTTCCAAGGAAGGTACTTCTCGTCAAAAAGTAAAATCTTCAAAAGGAAGAGTAAAAGTTTTTAAATCAATATCAAAAGCTTTAGGAGCTTTGGATTATGGATCCATTTTTTCAACTGTAGCTAGTGACAGGCTTTATGTCGTTACCCGTCCTACTTGGGGTGAAAAAAGTAAAGAACATGGGAACAAAGTAGCAAAGGGATTTGCAGCAGGCACCGCATTTTCACAGATAAAAGGCTACGCAGCTAGAACAATAAAAAAACATGGTAAGAGCAATGCTGCAAAATTTAAAAAATACAAGGAACACAATTAATGTCTTTCTTAGATAATATACTTAATAGAGTTCGTTCTGGTGCCATTAGAATGGCACAGAGGACTCATCGTCCCCGCACGGAGCCTCCCACTCCAGCTTATCAAGCTGTTTCAGCAAGATTAAAAAAAGAAAACCCTATTGCATTTAAAGATTCAGAATTGAAAGATAAAGGATACGCTGGACTTTCTAATTTAGAAAAAATAAAAATGCGAGATAAAATAAGAAAACAAGGAGATGAAGTGTTTTCTTCTGGTTCTAGCACTGGAAAAGAAATGTTAGATGCTTTGCGTAGAGGAACTGCCGCATCAAGAGAAACACAAGGTATCACATATGGTGATAGGGACGCTGACATTTTAAAAGCTAGAAAAAAAAGACTAAAAAGGAAACAAGCTGTTGTGCAGGGTAAGGGGGGTAGATCTGATTCCATTCCGGGGGAAGATGACGACTTTGGGGCAGGAGTAGATGATTCAACTTATTACGGCAGCATAGCAAAATTAATTAGAGAATCTTTCCAATTAAACGAAAAGAAGCTATGTGCTAGAGGTAAGTCCGCTGCAAAGAGAAAGTTTTCCGTTTACCCCTCTGCATATGCAAACATGTATGCATCCGCTGTTTGTTCAGGTAAAGTAAAACCCGGTGGAAAGAAAAAATGATCAACGAAGACTTAAGAAAATGGGTTGCCGAAAAATGGGTTGATATCGGAGCACCAAAAAAAGGTGGGGGATTCAAACCATGTGGCAGGCAAGAGGGGGAAAAACGCAAGGGATATCCCAAGTGTGTTCCTCTTGCAAAAGCCCATTCCATGTCTAAAGGTCAAAGAAGATCAGCAGTCAAAAGAAAAAGAGCAGCCGGAAACGCTGGTCCCAAACCTACCAATGTTTCTACCTTTGCTAGAAAGAACGAATCCATGAACATCTACGAGCAGATAGTAAATTTAATAAATGAAGTAAAGGAAAAAAAGGCAGGGAGACAAGAGCTTGCTGCTTACAAAGCAAGAAAAGGTGCAGAGGGCACTCCAGCCGAATCAGCAACAAGAGTTGCTCACCTCGCAGCTATAAGAAAAACAGCAGAAGCCAAGAAAAAAAGAGACGAAAGATTGGCTAAGAAAGGTATGACCCGCAAAGATGCAGAAGCAAAGGGTGTTCAAGAAAGATACAAGAAAAAAATAGTCCCCAAGACTCCTGACAATGTAGAAGATTCCATTCAGAGAATAGGTAATCTTATAACAGAAGTAGCAGCATGGCAAAGAAAAGAAGGAAAGAATCCTTCTGGCGGTCTAAATAAAAAGGGAGTAGAATCTTATCGTAGGGAAAACCCCGGTTCAAAATTAAAGACCGCTGTAACTACCAAGCCTTCAAAACTTAAAAAAGGTTCAAAGGCTGCTAATAGAAGAAAATCATTCTGCGCTCGGATGGGTGGGATGAAAAAGAGCAGAACATCCGCAAAGACTGCTAACAACCCTGATAGCAGAATAAACAAAGCATTAAGAAAGTGGAATTGCTAATATGAACTACATTCAAAGAATACATGATTTACTAGTTGAAGCTCAAATTAATGAAGCAAAAACAACTTTTTTATCACCTAAAACACAGGCTGCTGGTGTAAAGATGATGCGGTCAGGTGGGCATAAAAAAGCACAAAAGTTTTTGCATAAAGCCGCTAGTAAGGCCGGAACAAGTTTAATGCCGAAAAATCCCACCCCCGCACAGAGGGCAGGAAAACCCGGTAGTGCCCCACAAAATAAAGGAGGCAAACCCTCCGACACTATGCGGAAGCCAAGCTATTGATTTTTAGGAATTTAATATGAATCTATTAACGGACTTCTTTACATCAGACTCAGTACGAGTAATCAACGAATCTAAATCAGGTAATGGTTTGGTTCGTGTAGCAGGCATCTTCGGTAGAGCCGATGAGTTTAATAATAACAATCGTCGCTACAAAAAGTCCTTGTTGGAGCGGGAAATGACCAAGCTCACCCCGATGATAGCGGAGCGCAGGCTTCTTGGCGAGCTAGACCACCCTGAATATACATCAGTTAAATTAACTAATGTATCTCACTTGATTACAAAGTTAGGTTGGGACGGCAATAAATTAATAGGTGAAGCCGAATTACTTAATACTCCAGCAGGCAAGGTAGCACAGCAGTTAATTAAAGATGGTGTGCGTATTGGCATTTCCAGCCGTGGATTAGGTAGTTTAAAAGAATGTGAAGATACCCCCGGCAAGCAAGAAGTTCAAGAAGATTATAAAATGGTCACTTTTGACCTAGTTGCGGATCCATCCACAAGAGGAGCTTTCCCATCTGTGTCGGAATCCACACTATTATTAAAACAGAAGACTAAGCAGCAAGCTCTTCGGGAAAATGTATTTGTCACTCTACTTAAAAATAAGTTAGATTTAAAATATAAGCCCGAAGAAATAATTGAAGATGTTGATATTGAAGAGATAAGCAAGGCTGCGTCTTTATCTCGTGAAATAGATAAATTAATCAATCGTTACAAAAAATAAAAAAATCTAAGGTTTTTAAAATAACCTTATTAGATAAATATAGGTCCTAGGAGTATTTATGACAGAAATAAAATCAATTGCAGAATTATTACCTGAGGGATTGTCAGAAGAGACAGTAACTCAAATTGCCGAACTAGTTGACTCGGTAATCAAAGAAGAAGTAAACGAAAGAGTTAAATTACTAGAGGCCAAAGTGAAAGGTTTCTTGAGAATGGAAATACAGTCCATCAAGGAACACGCACTCAAGGAGTTGCAAGAAGAGAGTGAAGTTTATCGTAATGCTCAACTCTTTGAAAGCATCAAGTCTTTAATGGCACTTGAGTTGTCTGAAAAAGACGAAAACAATGCAATCGCGGAAGTAGTTCGTGAGCAATCTGAAGTCGAAGAAGAAAACGCTGTTTTGGTAGAAGAATTAAACTCGGCTTCAAAGCAAATTGATCAATTAGAAAGAACAATAAAACTACTTTCCAAGAAAAATAAAGCATTGGAAGAACAAACAATACAACTTGAATCTGAGGTCAATGAACTAAATGAAATGAATGATCTAGAATTCAAGTCATCTGAAAAGGCAGTCATGATTGCCGAAGAGATGAAAAATACTCCGGTTAAGAAAGAGTCTAAGGTAAACAACCAGTTCTTAACTGAAAGTGTTATGGCCCTAATGCCAAAAACTAAGTGAGGAAAATTATGTCCGATTCATTAACAAATCTTAACCACAACAAATTAGTTGAAAAGTGGTCACCAGTACTAGAAGGCATTAGTGACCAGTACACAGCTAAGGTCACTGCGATTCTTCTAGAGAATCAAGCCAAGAGCATCGTTGCAAATCAAGTCAACGAAGAGGTATCACAAGGTGCGACGACCACTGGTCGCCTAGGCACTTTCCAAAAGTTCGCCTTCCCACTCGTTCGTAGAGTGTTCCCTGAATTGATCTTCAACAAGATCGGCTCAGTTCAGCCTATGGAAGGTCCAGTATCGCAGATCTTCTACCTAGGTTCTGCTCGCCAGTACGGTACAAATACTCCACAAACCCTATTTAGCAAGTACAACTTGACCTATCGTGGTCAAACTACTTCAGCTATTGGTACAGTTGGAACACTAACCACCACAGGCACTGTTAACACAAGTGCATTGTATGGTAGTGCAAATGGTGCAGGTACTTTAGGTACAGCATCAACTACTTATGGTGGTCAGATTGCCATGTGGCCTACAAATACCACAATGCTTGGATGGTCTGTTTCCGCTGGCGAAAGATTAGACGGAACAGGAATTCCTGAACTTAACATTAGCATCGAGCAGCAGCCCGTCGTTGCACGCACGAAGAAAATGCGTGCTCTCTGGACAATCGAAGCTAGCCAAGACCTCAAGGCATATCACAACCTCGATCTTGAGCGTGAATTGACTGAACTCATGTCCAAGGAATTGGAACTCGAAATTGACCGCGAACTACTAGAAGACATCCGTGGTATTGCCTACAATATTAGAAATACCGTTGGGAATGCTGTTGGTGGTTGGGTTCCAAGTTCACTAGACAATACAACTAACTCAAACAACTTTGGTGCTCTAGGTGGAACAGGCCCAACAGGGGAAACCACTTCATTCACCCCCGGAGCATTTACTTATGGTCAGGGCACAATGCCTGCTAATGATTTCGGTGATAGCAGAAGCAATGTCTTCGTAGTTGATTTAACAACAACAGCACTAAACTATGCACCACAGCATGCTGGTCATGTCTATGCTAACCTCTTAGCAGTCATGAACTTTGCATCACAAGACATCTACAAGACCACACACCGTGGCCCCGGTAATTGGATTATAACATCACCCCTCGTTGGTGCAATGTTGGAATCCGCTGCCAAGCTCGAAGGTGGTATTGGTCCCAAGACTGAAGGCATCACAAACATGGGTGCCAACAAGATTGAATATCGTGGTAAGTTCGCTGGTAAGTACGATCTCTTCATCGACCCACTCTGGCCTGAAGACGAAATTTTGATGGGATATAAGGGTGGAAGCCCAATGGACGGTGGATTCGTTTACTGTCCATACATCCCAATCGAAGCTCTACCAACCATTACGGACCCTGATACCTTCCAACCAAGAAAGGGTATCTTGACCCGTTACGCCAAAGCAGCAGTTCAACCTGCTAATAGATTCTACAGAGTCATTAGACTAGTTGGACCTGCCGCAACTTACCTCTACACACCATTCGTTAAGACAACTAATCCTAGCTGAGTGAGTTAATAGTTAATTTATGAACCAGAGAGAAATAAAATCTCTCTGGTTCTTTTATTGATCTATATAACATAGAGAGGTTTTATTTATGGGCGGTATAATTAAACCAAAAATTGATACTTATGGTAATAGTTTTGCTATTCCTTATGGGGATTTAGTAGATACTTCTAAACCTAATGGGGAAATAAACTACGACGAGTTAAATAAAACCACATTACAAGATAATATAGAATTTACTAAATTTGAAGAATCAATTAAATCTTTTATTCTTGGAAGATTAGGTTACCCCGTGATTAGGGTTGAGTTAAGTGATTTTCAAATTAAATCAGTAATTGATGAGGCAGTAACTAAACTAGCAAATCATGCTCCTTTTTGGGCAACACAGTTCATATCGTTCAAAACAACTGCTGGAGTCAACATATATGAGCTTCCTAAGTATGTTTTGGATAATGTTCAATATGTTGTATACAAGAAGGATTTGATTGGCGTACCGGGAATGGGACAAAGTTTAGAACAAGATTACTTTTTAAAATATTTCCAACAAAACTTCTTGTTCAACGATTTTAGCATCGGTGAATTTAATCTTCTGCAAATTAGTTTGGAGATGATGAGGAAGATCTTAGGTCAAGATGGTTCATTCGATATAGTAGATAATAAATACCTACAAATCTATCCTGTTCCAGCAACAACCGATCAATCAGTAATCGTGCAGTACAGAGCACTTAATTCCGATACAATCCATCCTGCGTACAAAGTTTTTATACAAAAATATGCACTTGCTCTAGCCAAAGGAGTGCTAGCACAAGTTCGGGGCAAATACAAAACACTTCCGGGACCCGGAGGTGGTGCTCAACTGAATGGCGACTTGTTGGCGCAGCAAAGTGAGAAAGAATTAGAATTGCTTGAAAAACAACTCTTGTCTGAGTTTGAAGAGCCACCTAGCTTTACTCTATACTAATGAATAAAAATTTCAAAACTAATGTCAATATTCCAGAAATAGAAGTTGTTAATACTGACAGCGAATTAAGTTTATTTGATAGAAATAATCCTGATATTAATTTATTTAATTTAGTGGATGAAGAGAATATTCGCTTATCTGGCTCTAAGTTAAATTACTATAAATTCATGTCTTCCAAGGCTCAGTATGATGAAGTGTACATGGAACAAAGAAACAAACCTATCACAAATGCAGGGGTAATTGTATATGGGCATTATGATCCAAAAGTAATAGAGGAACCTTTAAATCAATTTGGGATAAATCTTACAAACGATCAAATATTTACATTTAACAAATCTTATTTAGATAAAAAATTAGGTAGATCGCCAATCGTCGGGGATATCATTGAACCTCATTTTCAGAAAATAAAATACGAAATATTTGAAGTTCAAGAGGATAGTTTTGAATCTTACGGGGTATACCATTACATTTGCACAGCCAAGGTCTTGCGTGATTCTAGCGATGTTCAGACAATGAAACTTTCTGATGTTGCAGATGACATAGGAGGAAGATCCTTATGACAGAGTTCAGCAATAAATTAGAGTTCGTAGAAAGCCAATCTCTACAATATAATGTTTTACCCCCCGCTAGGTCTTCAACTGCGTTTATTCGAGATTTAATAAAAAAATCAAAGTCCAAAAGAACAAAAGTTTCCTTTGTCTACAAAGAACTACTCAGATCTGTAATTAATACTTTTTCTGATTATTCAATAATAAATGATGAAGAACAGGTAACTGGGGTAAAGTGTATTTTTGCAAATCCCGAGCGTGCTGTAGCAAAATTAACACAAGAAACAAATTTAATCCTCCCGATAATTTCCATTAGCCAACCTAGATCTAAAAAAGACAACAAGCGGCAAAGATACGGACCTAACATTTATTACGAAAAATATTGGGATGAGAAAAAACAACGGGCTATTCGTGTCGTTAGTTTGGTTGATTCTCCGATTGAGGTTGAATATGAATTAACTGTTTGGGCAAAGTACAAAAATGACTTAGATCAAATAACAGAACAAATTCACTTACACTTTAATCCAGATATATCAATTACAACAAACACTTCAAATGTAATTAAATTGTTTTTATTAGAGGAAGCGTCTGATTCTGATTTGGTTTTATCTGATAGAGAAGACAGAATTTTAAAACGGGTTTTTACCCTCAACGCAAGCACATATGTTCCTAGCCCGAAGTTCTTGGTAACATCGACAGGTAAGATAGAAGAGTTTAATTACGAGGTGGAAGTAACCAAGAGGATAGTATGATCAAAGGTCTTATTGAAATTTATAAAGACGATGGTAACTCGATAGAAAAGATTTACAGTGATAATAATTTAATTACTGTAGGACTTGGATATAGTCTTGCATCTTTTTTTGAAACACAAGAAGTAAATAGAACTATTGACGATTATCAGATCGGGTTTTTTCAAATAGGGACAGGAATAGTTGATTACAAAGATCAACAAACATCAAATGTCGGTTGTTTTTATCAAATACAAACTCCAGTTGCGGAATCTTCATTAGGTACTGATTTGGATATAAATATTTACAATTTAAAATTTTTATTTAAATCTACATCATTCTCTAGAACAGCTTATTTATCTTCTTTAGACATGGATCTATCTACGGGAAAAAGAGATTTTTTAGAAATTTTACCATTTCAAAAAATTAATAATTTGGATGGGTCAATAACTCATAAACTTATTTTAGAAAAAAATCTAGCTCCCAATATATCGATAAAAGAGTTAGCTCTTTTTATAAAAAACCCGGATTCAGGATACAAAATAGACAGACCAATGTTGGCGGCATACAAAGCCCTTAATACTGCAATAGTTAAAAATACCAATTTTAAGTTAATTGTAGATTGGACTATCTATTTTAAAGATTAAGTATATTTTTAAAATATTTCTAAAAATATAAGTTGAAGCCTAATAAATATTATAGGTGAATTATGAAAACACTAATTAATGAATCTCTACAAAGTCTGCAAGTTTGCATCTTAGCTCCCGGAACAAATCTATTTAAAAGAATTCCCCCTCGCGGGAGATTAGTAGTAAGAGATGATCAACTTAGTGAGATGGCAATGAATCTCGCTAAGAGAAAATTAATTAAAATAGTGAGTACTCCCTGATTTTGCTGTGGCACAAGTCAGCAAGAAATAACTTTGAGGTAAATTATGGCAAATTATGTTTCTCCCGGTGTTTATACAATAGAAAAGGATATTTCCGAGTATCCAGTAGCAAACAATTCATCTATTGTTGGTTTGGTTGGTTTTGCCGACAAAGGGCCAGTCAATAAAGCAACATTAGTGACATCACAGCAAAATCTAGTTCGTATTTTCGGTGACCCTAGCGAAGATATCCCCGGACAAGCTTTGGAAGGTGCGCTAGAAATATTAGAAACAACTAGATCAGTTTATTTCGTTCGTGCAGCAGGAACATCCGCTGCTGAAGCATCCGCTTTGGTAAGCATCGGATCTTGCCCCGCCGTAGTTGTTTCTGCTAATAGCTTTGGTAAGAATAATCCTCTTTACTTGTCCGTTCAGGTAAAAGACGGAAATGGAACGAACCAATTCGTAACCCCAAAACAATACGCTATTCCCGCTAGCACGGTAACAACCACTGCTACAGATGCTCAATTCTTGGCACTTACCCAAGTAATTGGAGGATCTTTGGATTCAGACAAGATATCAGTACAAAAGGATTCCAATGGTGCGGTTTACTTGGTTGGAGCGTTCGCTGGATCTGGTGCTAGTATCTTAGTATCAGCCTACTCCAATGCAACATACACTACGCCAATTGCATCAGCCCTTTCAGTACCGTTCTACACTTCTACAGTTGCTTTACCAACTGCAAGCACCGTAGGGTCTTCGGTTCAAGTTTTTGGTGGAACAGTTGTAAATACTGATTTTGGATACTTGGTAAACTCGCTATACTCTGGTGCTGGGTATAATTTAACCACTAACGCAGACGGCACTGTAAAAGGTAATTCAATCGAAGTCGATGCTTTAGGAAATTCGAAGTTTATCCTACAAGTTAATCAAAACGGCGCTCAACTAGAGCAGTTCAAAGTTGATCTAACCTCCTCATTGTTCATAGAAGACTATATCAATGTAGGAGAATCTAATGCCAAGTCGGAAATTATAAAAGCTTATCTATCACGGTCAACTTCAACAGATGTTGATACTGATGGCTACTCGGCGTTCACAGCATCATTGAGTGAAGTAACAGATTTGCCAACAGCTACTAAAGTTACATTTGGTGGGTTCCTTGCTGACACTCGTGCTTTAACTGGAACAGGAACTACGGTAGGCACTACATTGTCTCACCAAAATCCAAAGTTCTTGAAGTTCGTAGAAGGAACTTACAATTTAACTAACGGTCATAGTGGATATCATCCCACAGATAATGATGTTAATTCAACTGCAATTATCGGAGATCCTTCGGACACTCCAAAGAGTGGAATATATGCTCTCGATTACGACGATTTGAACATATCTATCGCCGCAGTACCTGACATAAATACTCAAAGCGTTCAAAATGCTTTGATTACTTTAGCAGAAACTTCTCAAAACTTCTTGGCCTTGGTATCTCCTCCATATGGAACAATCAATACCCCTCAAGAGGCTATTGAGTGGTCAAATGGTCGTGCTGAAACAAGAACTGCGGCCATCAATAGTTCTTATGCCGCAGTGTACTGGCCTTGGGTAAAAGTCTTTAGCATTGCAGATGGTGAAGATAAGTGGTACGATCCCGTAATATTTGCAGCAAGACAAATGTGCTTCACAGACTCTGTAGCAGATACTTGGTTTGCTCCTGCGGGTTTCCGTAGAGGTAGACTAACCAAACCAACTCAAGTGGAAGTTGATTTGAACCAAGGAGATCGTGATTCCCTATACAGTGGTGGAAATGTAATAAACCCAATCGTTAATTTCCCCCAAGCTGGAATCACCATCTTTGGTCAAAGAACTACACAAAGAACTGCAACAGCTCTAGATAGAATAAATGTTCGCAGATTAATGATCTCTCTAAGAAAAGCAGTAATCAATAGCACACAATCATTTGTGTTCGAACCAAACGACCCAGTTACATGGGAAGCTGTTCGTGGGGTTATCCAACCTCTCTTGGAAGATATCAAGAATAGACGCGGACTCGTAGATTACAGAGTTGTTTGTGATGAAACAACAAACACGCCCATCCGCGTAGATAGAAATGAACTCTGGTGTAAGGTAATCCTACAACCCACGAAGGCAGCAGAGGTCGTAGTGTTTGAGCTAAATGTTACAAATCAATCAGCTAAACTAGGTAACTGATAGGAGATTATTATGGCATTACAACAATCTAAATATTTTCAAGTAGGCCCAGAGCGCAGTGTTATTAAGACAGACGCTCCTGTGCCTTCCCTCTCCCACACACTAGATTCAATAAGATCATATCAGTGGGAAATTCAATTTAAAGTACCTGATATCTTAGGGACTGATGCAACTAGATATTTAACTTTGGCTGCAAAACAAGTATCTCAAATTGGATTTTCCGTAGAAGATATTGAGGTTAATAGGGTTAATGAAAAATTCTATTTCCCCGGAAAAGCTAGCACGGAAGAGTTAACAGTAACTTTTGATAATTTGATGCAAAAAGATGTTAGTGAATATCTTTTCCGTTGGATGCAAAACACCCATAACCCAACAACGGGAAAACAAGGGTATGCTACTGTTATCAAGGCGCAGGCTACTGTCCTTCAGTTAGGTCCAGACGGCACCCCACTAAAAGCAATTACTTTGGGTGGCATATATCCAAAGTCTTGGAAGGGGGCTGAATTAAATTACTCAACAACCAATGAATTTCACACAATAGAAATGAAGTTCCGGTATGATGCGATAATCCATGACAGTCTAGCTGTACCTTCCATAGTAAATCCAGCAGGGCAGTGATTTTAAATTAACAAATGGGTAATTTTTCTAAAAAATCTTCGACTCCTTGGATAAAACATAGAGTTGTATCAGTTGAAGAAACTGCCCCACTTACTGCATCAGAGCAACAGGAAGACGATTTAATAGAAAAAATAGTCAAAATCAAATCCATAGATCCTATAAGATCCTATGGATTTGAAATTGAAATTCCAAGAATTAGGGAAATTTTTGATAGAGAGACAAGAAATTTTGTAGAACAAAATGTTGTAGCTTTTAAAGAATTTACTTACAATCCTCAAATTGAAATTGTTTTAAGAAATGATGGAACTACTTATCAAATCCCACTTGCACCAAAAGAAAAAACATTTAAATTAGAATTTGAAGATGTATACAGGCAGGGAAGAGATAGTATCTTTAGCGTATTTTATACTTTTTTACTTGCAGAAATAGGTGAAATAAACAAGATTGCTCCTCAATTTTCTGAAACTTTTAAGGGAGATGATGATAAATTAATTGGGGGTCGAGTTACTCCAACGAGTGTATTCGATATAGATACTTTTTGTATTAGAAAATTAGATGTTGCTGGTGCTCTAGCAGAAGTTATAAAATTTTCTGGCGTAACAGTAATTAATGTAGTTCAAAGTGATTTAGATTATTCTTCAAATTCAACATCTCGAATAACCGTTACATTTCAGTATGAAGACCGTTACATTTTTACCGATTCAGATGCTCGTGACTATACTGATAGAATCAATACAGAGACCACATATCCACCACCAGAAACAACACTAGTGAGTCAGGATTCTACAATCGGAGAGGGGGATAATAATACCCCAACTCGCATAGATAGGAGAAACGAATTAGATTTAAAGTCCCCTCCTAATAAATTTTATCCTTATGATATTTTAGATGTAGGAGAAGAAGCAGTAGAAGATTTATCAGACCAATTTAAACCAAAACCTTCAGCAAATACATGGCAAGCTAAAGTATAAAACATACCTATAATAGATAAGGCCCACTCAGATAAGACTGGGTGGGTTTTTTAATATGGATTATTTTCAGGAATTATTAAACAGCTATCAAAAGATTAAAAAGCGGTCCTTCCGTGTTTCTTACATACTAGAACAGGGTCCCGAAGATCAAAAGTATATTCAAGCAGTTCAACAATTCCCAATGGACCCAACAGTCCCACCCAATACAAAAGCAAAGCTAAAATGGTCTACACAAGGAAATGTTAAGGGTGCGATGAATGCAAATGGGTTTAAGACATTTGAAACTTTAAATGTTGCTAATTTTCCGGGAACAAAAACAAATAGATTGTCCTTGGATGGAACAGATGATGTCTCCCGAATGATTGCAATAGGTAAGGCAATATTAGGGGCTGAGGCAAAAACAGAAAACGAACCTGAATCCCAGTCAGATGCAGCAGCACAACCTGAGGGGCAAATTTCTCCAACACAAGAAGCTCCTATCGATCCTCATATGCAGGAAATGCAAACAATTGCTATGGCAATGTTTGATGAAACAAGACAACTCATAGAGGCTGGTGCGTTTGTGTCCATGGAAAATTATCAAGGTAGAGACTACCCTTGGGCAAGAAGTAAAACAAGATTAGAGGAAATATTCTACAAAGATAGAAATTCAGTAATTTCCAAGTTCATGAAAAATCCTGAGATTACGCCACAGCAACAAGTTTATGCTATGGCTATGCTAGGAAAATATGTAAGTCTATTTAAAAAATTAAAAGATACTCCAGATTCAGTGAGCATAGATGAAATAAAAATGTTTAGAGACTCGAATTTAATTCAATTCGGGCAAGGTGTAGATGTAAACCAAATTAGAATTAACATTGGTAATGATGATTCTGGAAGGCCAAATTGGGCTACCTTTAGATGGCACAAAGGGGAAGGAATACACAAGGATACTGGATTCTGGAAGCACCTAGGGGAAAGCTTTGATATTCTTGCCATTAGAAGAGGTAAAGATTTGGGTATAGATGAGACAGAGATGCGAGCTAGCTATCTCCCTTCTCGCCAAAGATTTAGAGCGCACATACAAAATGTAGGTGCGTACAATGGTATAGTCGGTGATGTAGGTGAGGGTTTTAGTGAAATATTTGCAATTTTTCTAAATGCCAAGGCCCATAAAGATAATGGGGATATGGCAAGATATCAGGAAACTTTGAAATTTGGACAGCAAAAATTAACGCTTCTTGTTGAAAAACATAAGATAGAAGGATTAAAAGCGTTTAGGGGATACGAGTCTTTCATGTCAGGAAAGATGGCTGTCACGGATCCTGAATTAGCTAGGAACAGAGGTTTATCTGATATCCTAGAAATGATGTATCCTACGATGGATAGAGTGATTCGTTCCATCAATCATAAGATGGAGCTTGGAAAAGAATTATCTGAGCAAGAAGTAGCAATCCTATCCAATGCTTACAGAGCGCATATATTAACTTCA